TCTCCAAAACTTATACTATCTTCTTACATTTTTAATGATAGAACTATATCTCACTTCTTGTGAGAGATATAGGTTCTCTCATATAAAAATAGAAGATAGATAAAGGAAGCTCAAAATGGCAAATTCAACTGGTACATCAATTTCTGCTTTAATCACCGAAGGTTTGGACCTTGGTAAAATCTGGAAAAACAAAGTCGCTGCTGAAAGAAAGTCATTCACTCAAGACACCAAAGAAGGTGGATTTGATATGAGACTTGGCAAACTGATACAGACTCTAAAGAGTCAAGCTGAAAAGAAAGGACAAATCAGTAGACAAGTCTTGACTGCTCATGGCATTTATGCCATTGACAAAAGACGTAGAAGCGAAGCTCTTTGGTTTGTTGAAAATCATGCTTTAGCATTAGAGTTAATTGAATCCTCAAAGAAAGGATTTACATCTCTTTCGGCACTACAAAGAGCAGCAAGAGAAGCTGCTAAAGCAAATACATCTTCTAAAGAAGAAGATACTAACAGCGAAGCTGATAACAGCGAAGCTGAACGGTCCGACGTTGGACCCTCAGAAGATAAACCGAAGGTTGTCGTTACCAAAACTCTCTTGGTAAATACAATCTTACAGCAAGCTGAAATCAATAAGATTGACCTTGAAGAGGTCATTATGGATTTAATGGAAGCTCAAGAAAGAAAGAATCAAAAGGTAGCAGCGTAAGCTGTTACCAATTAACCACACATAAAGGAAATTCAAAATGGATTATGATTTTTTTAGTGATCTTTACAAAGATGTTTATGGCTTTAGGCCACGAGGCATAGTGCCAACTGCTGAGTTGCTAGACAGCTTACAGCGTGAGTTGAATAATCAACTTGCAGAGGAACGTGCTATTGAGGATAAAAGTATCAATGCTTGTATGGATCATGGTGCGCCAGACATAGACACTGCTATGCGGTGGCTTGAGCAAGCTAACATTCACCCACAGTGGGTTTAATTGAAACCGTCCAATGTTGGACACTTTAAAAGGAACTTTTATAATGCCTGAACGGTTTAAAACAAGTATAAGATACTTGGTTAAAGAAACTAAAAAAGATATTGAACAGCGTCAGCAAAATGCTGCTACGGCTCAATTTATGCAAATTGCAGAGCAACTAGACGGTCCGACGTTGGACCGTTCAAATGATAAACAGACCATTACAGAATGGTCACATGATACAGGATGGTACACCCCATGACATTACGTGAAGCAAGGCGCATCAATCGTAACAGAACTATCGGCTGGGTTTGCCTTGCCGTTAGTTGGACAGCTTTTATTACGTTATTGGCAATGATGCCAATGATACATGATACTTTATTTTAATAGTATATAGTTAATATAACACTTGATACTTTAGTGAAAGTGTTATATAACATATATACATTACTTCAAACTGAAACGGTCCGACGTTGGACCCTCTAAAAGGAACTTTTATAATGGCATATCGTGGTAAGTTAATCGCTAGTGGTGCTGATGCTAAAACAATCAAAGGCAATGGTGACAAGTATGAAACTGCAATCATGTATATGATGCCTTGGAAATCATTTGGCATAAATGTTTGTGCCAATGCTGAGATAGCAGGTTGCATTGAAGGTTGCCTGTTTACAGCAGGGCGAGGTGCAATGAATACAGTACAGCAATCTCGTGCTAGGAAAACAGAATGGTTCGCCAAAGATCGTGTTGGCTTCATGGCGGCAATGGTTGTAGACTGTGGCAAGTTTGCCAAGTATTGCGCCAAGCAATCTGTCAAGCCTGTCATACGATTGAATGGCACTAGTGACATACGTTGGGAACGTATACCAGTGGTCAAGGATGACGTGACATATGATAACATATTTGCAGCTTATCCTGACATTCAGTTCTACGACTACACAAAGATTGCCAACCGTAAGGTTGACAGTATCGACAACTACTATCTTATCTTTAGCTACAGCGAAGCTGATGTACGCTACAAACCACAGGTTGACATTGCTTTAGCAAAAGGTATGAACATGGCAGTTGTATGGCGTGACATTGAGTGTATTCCAGATACATTCCTTGACCGTACAGTTGTATCTGGTGACGCTGATGATCTCAGGTTCCTTGATCCTAGCAATGTGATTGTCAGTTTGTATGCCAAAGGTCGTGCTAAGAAAGACACAAGCGGATTTGTACTTGACTAGTCAAAAGGAATATGCAATGAAACCAACAGTAGGAATAGTTAATCCTGTAGCTAAAGCTATGTTACAGGATCGTAAATCACCACAGGTTGTGTTGCCCAAGAAAGGCAACAAAGCTAAACGCAACCGTAAGAAGGAGTTCAGAGATGCGCTACGAGATGCAGAACTACGTTAAGTTCACTAAACGAAAACGGTCCGACGTTGGACCGTCTAAGAAACATAATGACGATTGGAAACGTGAACGTAAGATAGCACGTAAACAGAAACTACAAGCAAGAAAGGTAGCATAGCATGTCTACTCAAACCAACACAACTAACCCAACCCCAACTAGCGAAGGAGCTAACACCATGACAAATTCAACAATCACAACTGTACAGACACTTCACCCTGAGTTGTATGCCGATCACACATATCACATGCAAAGAGCCGTGAACTACACATATAACTATGTGGTAATTGATACGGTTTTGTTGGAGAACTATGCCGATATGACTGTCAATGAAATAGCTCAAGCTATGAATGAGTACAAGCATCGTATTACCTACCGTGTGCAAGTGTTGCAAGCACTTGGCCTAATCAAAGCCAAGCGTAACACTGGCAAAATGCAACTGCTTAAAACCAAGCGTATGCTTGAAGCACAGTTGAAAGATGTCAACGCAGAGCTAGATAACCTAGCAGCTTGATGTACTTGTTACTAGTGCCAATATCGTCTTACATGTTGCTACTACCCACCATTGCGGTAGTAGTGACAGTAGGCTATGATATAAAAAGTATTGACACTATCAGCATATGGATTATATACATGGAAGTGCAATGCATAGGATATGTGTTGTACAAACTCAAAAGGAAAATGCTATGAGAGTTGAAGTTTACTACAACTTACACAAAAATGTATTCTCTGTCCGACACAAGGGCAGAGTAATACAACATACAAAGATGGCTGTTATCAAAGATGCAGAGTACGTAGTACGTCCTGCTGGTAGAGCCAAGGTACTGCGTGAAGGCACGAAGAATGTTCATGCCTTTGTGCGTGGCGAATGGCTAGGTGTAACTATGGCTTGGATACCTCACCACGATAGAGGTAAAAGAGTTACATACAATCCATATAAATACTCTACCTTTGTAGAGGCATTGACTGATGAACCAATACATGCTAGTGATCTAGCTGTACTATGGAAAGAACCAAATGTGAAACCAAAGATAGGAGCATATACACATGAGTAAAACAGCAGAAGATTGGAAAAAAGAACGTGACGAGGCTGACCGTGTAAAGAATGAGAATGCTAAGGCATTGTCTGAACAGCAGCGCAAGGCAATAGAACTTGCATGGAATGCCATACAAAGCACTGAGTTTAGTATGCAGGAAATGTTTGACATAACAATAGAAGATTGCAGGGCTATCAGTAAAGCTGAGTGGAAGCTACGCTCTGCATTCCCTGAGTTATGCAAACCAAAGTGTACCTGTGATGATTAATAGGTACGAGATACTTGTATCTGTTGATGGTCAGGAGAGTTGTATCACATTAGATGATACCTTTCCTGCCATTGATAGGTGGGATAAGGCAAGTAGCATGGCGGTGCTTATGGCAAAGCACATGTACCCTGATAGTGAGGTAGAGTTTATCTCTTGCGAGGAATACCCTGCTGAAGAGTATGAGCAATATGATTATATATATGAAGCACCAATGGCGGTGCAGTAAGGAGTTACTATGAGAGCTAAGATCAAACTGACTAAAACTATGCTTAATAAAAGCATTATAGATGCCAACAAAACTGTTACCAAGTTTTTGGATGAAGACTTTGGTATGAGTTATGATGAAGCCTTTTTTACCAATACATATTTTAATACTGAAAAAGATAAGTTTGAACGTAATAGGTATGTAGTCGAAGCAGAATATATAGATGGTACAGAAGCACGTGTTACATTCTATCGTTCAGAGAAACGTGGAGACAAACGTATCAGTATACAGAAGCTCAAGAAGTATGCAGATGCAGGTGACATTGTATCACTGTACTCTGATAGTGAGAGTTACGGTGACGGTACACGTATCTTTATACAAGTACACAGACCAGTAGAAGAGGACGCAGCTTAATGATAATGACAGCAGCAATAACATGCTTGGCACTTAATGTGTATCACGAGGCACGTAATGAGCCTATGAATGGTATGTATGCCGTAGCCAGTGTAGTCATCAACAGAGTACAAGATGACAGGTGGCCTAACAATGTATGTGCGGTAGTTAAAGATGGCTACCATAAGGACAGTCATAAGTGCCAGTTCAGTTGGTACTGTGACGGTAAGAGTGACAGACCAAAAGAGGACAGGGCATGGGCTATGGCTGTACTGGTAGCTGATGATATACTAAAAGGCACAGTTGATGATGTATCTCATGGAGCCACACACTACCATGCCAACTACGTGAAACCTATATGGGCTAAGAAGCTGACACGAACTGTGTCTTATGGGTCACACATATTCTACAAGTAGCTTACCGTTACTGTAATAGGTAGACAAGACTATATAACTAGGGCATAGTTGCCCCATACTTAACATAAGGAGAAATAGTATGCCATTTGATTTTCCACAACACATCGACTTTGACGTAGCCTTTGAACCAACAAAGATGCGTGACAAGAAGTACGTACTCAACGCCAAGACAGGTGAGTACCTTGGTATTGTAGGCAATGGGTTTACCTGTGTCTCACACAAGGACTTCTATACCAACGTAGTTGATACAGTTACAGAAGAACTAGCTACGTATGAGATAGCTGACGCTGACTACAAGTTCAGTACTGCACGTAATGGTGCATGGACTATGCTTGACATTACTTTGCCTAACATGAAAGCTAAGGTGCATACTGACAAGCACGAGACAGAGCTTGCCAACCGTATCATATCTTTGCATGGTGTCGATGGTTCATGTAGCAATCAGGCATTCTTTGGTGAGATAGACTTCTTCTGTACCAATGGTTCTATAGTGGGGTCTTACGATAAGATACGCCGTAAGAATACATCTAACTTTACCTTGGAAAGTTTCATCTACGAACTGAACAAGGCACGAGATAGCTTCTATGAGAGAGCAGCAAAGATGCAAGTGTGGGCAGAGACAGACCTCAAGTATGTCGATGTGTCTAGCTTGCTAGAAGAACTGATTACATCTAAGCGTAAGGCAGAGAAAATGTACGGCTTGTACATGGATGAAGCCTCTACTCGTGGGCATAACAAATGGGCATTGTATTCTGCCTTTACAAACTATGCCAGCTATGCTGATGAACGTAATGGGTTCAACCTCAAGAACACAGGCAATGACACACAGGCTATCAGCATGTGGTCACGAGAGCAAGAGGTGACTAAGTGGGTCAGTGATAAGAAGTTCATTGAACTGGCTGCTGCTTAATGGCTAGGCTACCTAGATACGTACAGGAACGAGTGTCATCTTCTGGTGACATCTCGTACCGCTTTAATCCACCGTCTATATTAGTGGAAGAAGGTGTAGTTAAACGAGAGACTTACGGCACAGACTTAAAGCAAGTTCGTAAGATAGTTAAACAACACAATGATACCATTGACCTTTGGCGTGAGGAACAACTACAGATTGCAAAGCTGTACAAGGGCAGCAAAGTCACAGACTTGATTAACTATTACTATCAATCTAATGATTTCAATATGTTACGTGATACAACTAAGGTAGATTACAGATACTTTCTTACAGTACTTCATCAGACTATGGGTACACGTAAGTACCTCAACGTTACCTCTAAGGTTGCAAAGCAAGCCTATGAAGAATGGGTCAAGCGAGGTATACCTTTTGCCAATCATGCTGCTACCTGTGCCAGTAGGATATACAACTATGCTATTCAAATGGAGTACGCCACACAGAATCCTTGGGCTAACATCAAGCGTAAGGCTGCACCTCAACGTAAGATGGTGTGGTCACATGGTGAGGTGATCAAGTTCCTTGACACTGCGTACTCTGACTTTGAGTACAGAAGCCTTGGCTTGATCGTACACATGGCATACGAGTGGTGTCAGCGATTAGGTGACATGCGTATGCTCACATGGGATAACATAGACTTTACCTATGGTAAGCTAGAGTTAGAACAGAGCAAGCGTAGGGCAGAGGTCAGTCTACCTATCTCTGATAGCCTGTTGCACATGTTAAAGGAACAGAAGAATGACTTTGGCTTTCAGCTATTTGTTGCACCTCATCCGACAAGACCAGTGCAAGGTATGTTTATGCCGTACACTATGGAACGTCTGTCTAAAGTAGGTAGGCGTGTCATGCGACTAGCTAAACTACCAGAAGAGCTACGTCTTATGGACTTACGTAGAACTGGTGTAACCCAAATGATAGACAAGGGTGTACCTTTGCCACAAGTTATGTCAGTGACAGGACACAATCATGTGGCTTCTGTGAAACCATATATGAAACATACTTACACTAGTGCAAATAATGCCTTGACACAGAGAGATGTAAGTGTATCCTTGAGTGCTAACGAATAACATGAAAGGTTAGTAGTATGAACATACAAGATATTATAAGTGATCTATCACTATCTAATGGTGAGAGTAGACGTATGACATGTCCTAGTTGTAAGACTAAGAATACATTTACTATCACTAACAACATGGGTAGTATCGTATGGAATTGTTACAAAGCCAGTTGCCCTGTGTCGGGTGGCACACGTACAACATTGACTGCTGCTGATATACGAAAGTCATTGGGTAGTGTTGCAGAAGAGACACACGTATCAACTTTTTCTAAGCCAGAGTGGTTGGTGCGTGACTACAAGAAGCTCACAGGTTTCTGTGACGAGTGGGAGCTAGACCCACAAGACTTAGGGCTATTGTATGACGTGAAGGAAGATCGTGTGGTCTTCCCTGTTATACATGGCGGTACTACAGTAGATGCCACAGGTAGGGCTTTGGGAAAGCGACTACCTAAATGGAAGAGGTATGGAAATTCGTGCTTGCCATACACTTATGGACATGGTAAAACTGCTGTAGTTGTTGAGGACTGCATAAGTGCTGCTGTTATAGGTGACGGTGGTGTATATGTCGGGGTCGCAGTGTTGGGTACATCATTGTCCGATGGACATAAGAGGTACTTATCGCAGTTCTCAACAGTTATAATTGCGTTAGACCCCGATGCCCTACAGAAGACACTGCTATTTGCAAGAGAGATGAGAACATACGTAGACACAGTTAAGGTTATGTATCTGCGTGACGATTTAAAATACAGAAACCCTACCGACTTACACAACTTAACAACACTAGGAGATTAACATATGGAATTATCATTGATACGTAGTCTCATGGACAAAGACTTCTACGATGAACATCGTGGCGCACGTTGTCCTGACAGACTGTTCAGTAAAGATGTTCGTAAGATCAAGCAGTCTATTGATACTGCTATGATACGTTACGAGCGTACAGTTACACCAGCAGAGATTGAGGCATTGTTCATGGCGAACAATCCTACCCTCACCACTGCACAGAAACAAGCGTACAGTCACCTGTTCATGCAGGTAACTAAGCAAGTACCTATGGGCAGTGACGTAGCACAAGAGGTGCTATCCAAACTGTTTCAACAGGTAGTAGGTGAAGACATAGCTAACCTTGGCTTTGACTATGTGAACGGTGACAAGTCTAGCCTTGAGCCACTACGTAATATGCTTGAGCAATACGGTGATGACTTCACACCTAACTTACGAGTTACTTGGGAAGACATTGACTTCGATACTATCATGGCACTCAATGACCTTGAGACACGATGGACATTCAACATACCTACATTGACACGTAAGGTTGAGGGTGTAAACGCTGGTCACTTAATTGAGGTAGGTGCAAGGCCCAACACAGGTAAGACATCCTTCCATGCCTCTCTTGTGGCTGGTCCTAATGGTTTCTGTGATCAAGGTGCAAAGGTTATTGTCTTGTGCAATGAAGAAGGTTATGGGCGTGTCGTAATGCGTTACATCAATGCTGTTAGTGGCTATGATAAATATGAGCTACAAGTGCCAGAGCTTAGGAAGAAAGCAATGGCTGCATTCTTGAGGATCAAACCTAATCTCATGTTCAAAGACGCAACTAGTTGTGACATGAATTGGGTTGAGTCCGTATGTAAATCATACAAGCCTGACATAGTTATATTAGATATGGGTGACAAGTTCTCCAAAGCTGGTGGGTTTGCACGTCCTGATGAGGCACTCAAGGCTAACGCTATACATGCTAGGCAGATAGCCAAGCAGCAAGAGTGTGCCATGTTCTACATGTCTCAGCTATCTGCTGATGCAGAGGGTAAGGTTGTCCTCAACCAAGCTATGATGGAAGGTAGCCGCACAGGTAAGGCAGCAGAAGCTGACCTCATGCTGATGATCTCTAAGAACCCTACAGTTGAGGGTCAAGAAGAAGAAGACAACCAGCGACACATCAATGTCGTTAAGAATAAACTATCAGGTTGGCATGGTATTGTTCACACTGATCTTGAGTACAAGATAGCGAGGTACGTAGCATGACTCATAATTGTATAAAATGTGACGCTTACCTAGCCATAGGTAAAAACTGGCAAGAGTCTCGAAAAGCAAAAAGACATTATATATGTGCAGACTGCCATGCTGCACAAAACAAGCTGAAAATGTATGTTAATGGAAAGTATGTATCAAAGTCACACCCACTGTACAAGGCAGGTAACTACAAGACATTTGATGACGCTGCCTTTAGTTCTTTAACTAACTACAATACCACTACCTCTGGTTATGTATATGCTATGGGTAATGCGGCATGGCCTGAGTGGATCAAGATAGGTAAGGCAGTTGATGCAGAGGACAGGTTGAGTTCGTACCAGACTGGCTCACCACTACGTGACTACACTCTTGTACACTACGCCTACTCAGATGATCGTAACGTAGCTGAGAGACAAGCACATGAACTGGCAGGTAAGCTGGGAGATAAACTTAACGAGTGGTTCAAGATAAGTAATGAAGATGCTGTAGTAGTTATAGAACAAGCAGTGTCAGAAGAGATGGAGATTGCACAATGAATAGAAACTATTACATAGAAGAACTAACTAAAAGAGTGGAGAGCCTTGAGAAAAGCCTTGCCGTACTAGAAAAATTATTATTTGGGGATAGTAAATGATAACTGTGACATATATACAACATATGGGCAACGATCTTACTGTAGTCAATGCAGCAAGAGTATCCTTTGGTAAGCAGAAGGAAGCTCTTGGCTTTACTGGTATAGAAGGTGGAGCAATGCGTCCTATATTGCATGACAGTGATTTAAAATTAATACGTTACTTAGCCAAGCACAGACACATGTCACCATTTGGTCACTGCTTTGTGTCGTTCCATGTCAAGGCTCCTATTTTTGTAGCTAGACAACTAGTGAAGCACAAGTTCCTACGATGGAATGAGATCAGCCGTAGGTATGTAGATGATGAACCTGAGTTTTATGTGCCTAAAGATTGGCGTGGCAAAGCATTAGATAAAAAGCAAGGTAGTTCTGGTGTTGTTGATGTAGATTATGATGCACTGCCTAGCTTTGAGTATCATGCTATGGAATGTTATAAAGACCTTTTGTACCTTGGTGTAGCACCAGAGCAAGCACGTATGGTGTTGCCTCAAAGCACCATGACAGAATGGTATTGGTCAGGTAGTCTTGACGCATTTGCTGATATGTGTAATCTTAGGCTCAAGGACGATACACAGGGGGAGACTAGGCATATAGCCCACCAGATCAGCCAAGTAATGTTAGATTTATTTCCTAATTCTTGGCAAGCCCTATTGACATCACGTCCACTTAGTGTATCTATAGCTGAGTATGGTAAGATACGTGACATGACAGAAGATGAAAGACAACGAGGAAAGGAGAAAAGTATAGCAAATGGCAGACGGTGATACACCACACTTGGCTTGTCCCTTTGAGGACTGTGGGTCAAGTGATGCATTCAACTGGAACGATGAGGGGTATGGCTTCTGCCATTCTTGTGCTAAGTCCTACCCTAGTTCCGAGCCTACCTTTGAGTGGGCAGCAACAGATTATCCAGTGAAGAGGAGAATCAATCATATGGACATACCAGTAAAAGGATTAACCTATGAGGGCATACGAGGCATCAAACCTGATGTGTGTCAGCTCTATGGAATCCAGATACAGACAGGCGAAGATGGGAAGCCTGTACGTTATGCGTACAAATACCCACACACAACCAAGTACAGGTCTTATGAAGATAAGTCTAAGACTTGGGTAAAGGACACAGGCTTGGGTATGACTCACTTGTTTGGCCCTGAGTTTAATGCAGGTACAAGCAAACGCCTGTATCTTACTGAGGGTGAGTTTGATGCAGCTAGTCTGTATGAGATTCTTGGTGAGAAGTTTCCTGTCAAGTCTTTACCCAGCGCATCTATTGGTGAGAAGTTCCT